AGTTTGATTTAGAGGACTTTAAAAAGCTCTCCACCATGTATGCAGAAGAAGGTGCAGAGATTAGAAACCAGATTCCTCTCAAGTATATTCTTTTAAATCCTTTTGATATTGTTGCTAAGCGCGTGACAACTTTTAATGCAACAAGTTATGAAAAAGTTCTATCTGAATATGATTTGGAAAGATTACGCAATCCACAATCCGAAGAAGACATTGAGTTGCTAAACTCTTTCCCAGAAGAAGATCGCAAAAATATTCAAAAAGGCGGCTTCGCCAAGAACGGCTTAAAAATCAAAATCAATCCAGAAAAACTACATTTCGCATTTTATAAAAAACAAGACTATGAGCCTTTCTCTATTCCTTTTGGTTTTCCTGTTCTTCAAGACATCAATGCCAAGCTTGAACTCAAGAAAATGGACCAAGCAATCACAAGAACCGTTGAGAATGTCATTCTACTTATCACAATGGGCGCACCACCCGATAAAGGAGGAATCAACCATCACAATCTCCAAGCCATGCAAGACCTCTTCCGAAACGAATCTGTCGGAAGAGTGCTCATCTCAGACTATACAACAGAGGCTAATTTCGTTATTCCAGACCTTAACAAAGTTCTTGGACCAGCCAAATATGAAACACTAAATAAAGACATTGAGCAAGGTCTTCAAAACATTTTCTTTGGCGATGACAAGTATGGTAACATTGCCACAAAAATTGACATGTTTATTGATCGTCTCAAAGAGAGCCGTCAAGCTTTCTTGAACGAGTTCTTGCAGCCAGAAATCAAAAGAATCTCTAAAGCTCTTGGCTTTCGCTCTTACCCAGAGGCTCGCTTCAAAGAAATCGACTTCAAAGACAACACTCAACTTCTCCGTGTTACCACTAGACTCATGGAACTTGGAGTCATCACTCCGCAGCAAGGTCTTACAGTGTTTAATACTGGTAGATTCCCACAAGCTGAAGAGATTGCTCCAGCGCAACAGAGCTTTGTTAATGATCGTGAGAAAGGCTTCTACAACCCGCTTGTTGGCGGTGTGCCAGTTATTGCAGACGCTAACGGACAAGAAACAAATCAAACACCTAAATCTGCTGGTCGTCCACAAGGAGCAATTACAGAAGCCAATTTCTCGCGCAAAAACATTCAAGAGATTGTTTACGAAATCGAAGCTTTTGAAAATAACGTAAAAGCTCAAGCTAAAGAAAACTTGGGTGTTAAGAGATTAAGCAAGCAGCAAAACTCTGCTATTCAAGAGCTTTGCAAAAAGATTATTTGCTCCCATGAAAAAAATGATTGGGGCAATAAAGCTCTTGAATGTGTAAAAGATTTTAATGTAATAGAATCTTTAGGGCTTCTCGATGAAGTTTCTGAGATCGCCGAATCTCACAAATTAGATTTTTATTCAGCAGCCATCCTACATCATAGTCGCACAAATGAGTCCTAACGAAGTTCCAATTCCTCTCGAAAAAACAGTTGTCATTAATGGCTCCACAATTGAAATCTCAATTGCGGAAAAAAAGATGAGCGATAAAGAAAAAACTTCTTACAAGAAGTTCATGGCAAAATGCATGTCGGAAAGCTCTGGCAAAACAGATCGTGAAGCTGCTATGTCTTGTGCTGTCTCATTCGACAAAATGAAAGAAAAGATCATGGCAGAAGATGAAGAAGACGATCTTGAAGAAATCGAAAAAGAGGAGGAGGGTGAAGAGGAAGAGGAAGAAGAAGAGTATGAAGAGTCAAAATCTGCCGCCAAAAAAGGCGACAAGATGGAGTATCGTGAAAAGCCAAAAACCTCAAGTAATTCTGTTAGGATTCTCACTGTAGAGCAGCTTCGCAAATGGGAGTTGCACGAAAAAAACGAAACAAGAGAAGATGAATTAAAAGAAACCAAAGAAGCTTGGAGAAATACTGTAGATTTATAATATGGATTTTAAATATAAAACAGAATTTGATGTTTCTATTCGCCAGTGTAAAATTGGCGAAAACTCTTTTATTTCCACAGCTTCGCTAGAGAATCTTAAGAGTCTGTTGCCTAGTCAAAGCATTGACTTGGGCAAAAACATTGACCTCATGGGAGTAGCTTTTGACGCTGCTGTCGTGAACCAATTCAATCGCAACGATGACGGCATTGACTCTCAAACTGCTGTTCAAATCGCGCCATACTTCATCCACAAACCAACAAACATTGAGCACAATAAGAAACAAATTGTGGGCCATATTGTTTCGGCTGGTTTCAATTCTTGGGGCGAAAATGTTCCCCTAAATAATCAGGAAGTTATTGAAACAAATGGCTTAATTAATCTAGCTTTGGGCGCAGTAATCTATAAGCTTGTTGATCCTAAATTTACTGATTTGATTTACAAATCAACCAGCGAAAGCAGCAATCTTTTCAATACAGTTTCTGCAAGTTGGGAGCTTGGATTTAACGAATATGTTTTGGCTGTTGGAAGCACAAATTTAAAAGAGGCCGAAATCATTTCGAACCCAAAGCATATTGACGAACTCAAAGGCAAGCTTCGCGCTTATGGTGGCAATGGTAAAATGGAAGATGGCTCCAAAATTTATCGCTTGGTAAAGGGTTCTGTTTATCCTCTTGGCATTGGTTTCACCGCTAATCCAGCCGCTAATGTCAAAGGCTTGCTGCTTGATAATGGCATCGCCCCAGAAGAAAACGTATCATTCAAAGACCCGCGAGATAAAAAAGTATTTGCAATGAATACAAAAAATATTTCCCAATTTAATCTTAAAGATGTAAACATTAAAAAATCTATGGATTTAGAATCATTCCTTTCAGAACTCAAAGCTTCTCTCACAGAGAAGAAAATCTCGGAAGAAGCCATCGCCAGTATGACTAGCACATTTGCTGATGCAATTCGTCAAAAAGACGAAGAGTATCGCTCTGCTAAAACTGAGAAAGAAGCTTCCGAAACCAAAGCCAAAGAACTCTTGGCTTCTGTCGAAACTCTTCAAAAAGACTTGTCTGACACAAAAGTCAAGCTCCAAGAAATTGAAGCCGCTCAAGAAGCTGAAAAAGCCTTGGCTCGCTTTAATGCTCGCATGGAGCAAATTGACAATCTTTACTCTCTTGAAGACGAAGATCGTAAAGTTATCGCTTCTGAGCTTCAAGCTATTGAAGCCTCTGACGAAGCTTTCGCATCTTATCAAGATAAGCTTTCTGTTGTGCTTAAGCATAAGAACAAGGAACACCTTGGTCGTTTGGCTGAAGAAACAGAAGCAAAGATCACTGCTGAAGTTGAAAAGCGCCTAAGCGAACTCAACCAATCCACTGCTTCCACAAAGACCGAAGCTGAACTCGCAGAAGAAGCACTTGAAAAAGCCAAGGCTTCTGCTGAAAAAACCATCCCGAATAACAACGGAGAAACTTCCCAAGAAAATAAGAGTCTTAAAGAAAAATTTGCCTCTGCATTTTCTCGCGAAAATATTTTAATTTCCTAATTTAACTAACTAATATGGCTACCAGACTACTCCCATTCCGTCAATATGATGACCAAGATGTCATCAATCTGTACGCACTAGCAGATGCTGCCGTCAACGAATCCGTAACTGGCGTTGGCAGTGGTGATGCTGGTGTTTTTGTTAAGGTTTCCGCTGGAAACTTTGACCTAGACCCCGTAAGCTACGCTACCAACAGCTACCTCGGCAAAACCGACTATCCGTTTGTTGGCGCTAACAGCTACCCATCCGTCAACCTCAAGGTTACTCCTGCCGCCTCTGGCGACACCACCAACTGCCTTGGTATCACTCTTCGCCAGACTGCAAAGTTTGACGAAAACGGTGAAAAGCTTCTTTACTACCGCCAAAAGGCTGAAGAACTCATGTGCGTGCTTCCTGGACAAGCTGTTCCAGTTGCCACTCGCGGTATGTTCTCTGTTGGCGCTAATGCTATTGATGGCACTCTCACTGTTGGCAGCGGCTTCAAGCTTTCTGCTAATGCTGGTAAAGTCACTGGCTGTCTCCACTCCGACGCTGGCAAGCTTGGTCTTGTCCTTGGCACTGGCTCACGCACTTCCCAATCCACCACAGATCAATTCGCTGGCGGCTTCGCCGTGATCGGTCTTCGCATGTAATCTTAACCAAGGAGGAAACAATTTAATATGAAAATCTCTCTCAAAAGAACTCCAGAACAAATCGAACTAATCAAGGCTATGGCTTCACGCAACCGTCAGGTCGCTTACGAAGCTCAAGTAGCTCTTGCTGAGTTCATCGGCCCTGTTCTCGCCGAAGTCATCAACAACGCTCCGACTCTAAGTAATCTATTTACTCAGCTTCAGTTCAACGCTGACGATAATCCTTCCATCCCGCTTGACCTTTACTATGATATTTCCGACGAGGACTATATCACTGTTTACAGCCAAAGCGTTGCTGGTGGTCTTCCACAGAACCAAGTCCTTCCGACTGTTTCTGAAATGAAGATTGCTACCTACACTCTCGACTCTGCTCTCAGCTTTGATCGTCGCTATGCAGCCAAAAGCCGCATGGACGTAGTTAGCAAAACCTTCACTCGTATGGCTCAAGAAATCCTTCTTAAGCAGGAGCGCACTAGCGCAAACCTTCTTATGACTGCTCTTGCCAATGCTAGCACTAATGGTTTGTCACACATCATTGATGCTACCACTGCTGGCAGCTTCTTGCTACAAGACTTCAACAACCTCATCACCCGTGCTCGCCGCATCAACACTTCCTTCTCTAAGGGTACTCCAGAAGGCGCTGCTAATGCCCGTGGCATCACTGATCTCATCATCAGCCCTGAGTTGGAAAACTCTATTCGCTCAATGGCTTACAACCCCATCAACACCAAGGGCGCTGGCGCTGCTGCTCTAGGCGGTTCCGACTACCGCTCAAACGGTATCGCTGCTCCTGATGAAATGCGTATGGCTCTATACAACTCCGCTGGTCTTCCAGAGTTCTATGGTGTTTCCCTCATGGTAATCAATGAGTTCGGCGAAAATCAAAAGTACAACACCATCTTCGACACTGTTTATGGCGGTAGCTTCAACCCAGCTACTCAAGAAATCGCCGTTGGTCTTGACCGTGGCCGTGAGTCTCTCATCCGCGCCACTGCCATCGACAGCGAAAGCGGTTCTGAGTTCACTCTCATCGCTGACGACCAATACAGCATCCGTCAGAACAAGATTGGCTACTTCGGTTCTCTCGAAGAAGGTCGTATGGTTCTCGACAACCGTGCTCTCCTCGGTGTGATTGTCTAATCCACTGCTTAAATCAGGGACTGCTCGAAAGGGCAGTCCCTTTTTTGTTTACTTTTAAAAGTTTAACTGTATTATAATATATGAATCTACAGAACGAATTAAATAGCATTGAACATATTAACGGCAAAGAATACAAGGAAAAGGTTTTAAAGCTAGAAAAAATTCTAGGCGTGCAAGAAGTGAATCCATTTAAGACCACTGACCCACAAGTGTTTGAAGACCGTTTGGCTGAAATGAATTATGCCGAAATGCAATCTCTAGCTATGCGTGTTGGCCTTAGCCCTTACTTGCAAAAGCCACAACTAAAGAAGGCTCTTGCCAAGCAGTGTCGCAGCTATAACCTTAATGCAACAGGCAAAATGCTTTCTCTATCAACCAAGTCTGTGCAGCTTGATCCAAACAATCCACAGCACCAAAAAACCCTTAAAATCTTAGGAGAGTTTTAATGAGCGTATATTCTGATTTAGCACACGAAGTTTTTTCTGTAGAGTTTGGCTCTGACGCTAGCACAACCACTTTCACTCAAATCAGCGGTTGGTTTTCGACTAATTTAGGGCTTCTTAATAATTTGCTTTATACAAATTTTAGTGGTTCTGATCCCTCCTTGGGAGAAGAAGAGAAGTCTATTTTCAAAGAGCTTTATTTAAGCAATTTTTATTCACGCCAATCTCGAAATGCTCTTCGTGGCATCTTGGCATCTAGTAACAACGGCGATAATATTCTTTCTGTTTCTGATGGCGACAATTCAATCACGTTTGTTAATCGCAACGAAGTGAGTAAAGTTTATCGCGGTTTATCTACAGACTCTCAAATGAAACTTAAAGACCTTGTTTATGCTTATAACAGCTACAAGGCTGAACCTCGTCAACTTGGCGGCATTGAAGCTGGCTATCAGTCTGGAAGCGGGTTTCCATACTCCTATTATCCTGGCGGTTACCTATAAAGCGAATATTGAAAGCGTAAACAAAAAACCCCGCTCCTTTTGGGAGCGGGGTTTTATTTTATTGAGTATTAGACGAACGCTCTGTCGGAAGAACCTGAGAAGTAGATACCGTGAACAGTATCATTAGGACCACCAATTTGAGTGGAGAAGCTAAGATCAACACTCTTGTTAGAGCCAATGTCAGAAGAGTAGCTTTCGCTATCA